GATACCGTTTACCGATTAATACTTGCATACCGTTCACGGATATGCGGATACCGTTTACCGATTAATACTTGCATACCGTTCACGGATATGCGGATACCGTTTACCGATTAATACTTGCATACCGTTCACGGATATGCGGATACCGTTCATCGATGGCATATTGACTTTCAGGTTTGTGGAGGTTTGTATGAGGAACCCTGAGACCGTTCTGTTTTTCCTTACGTGCTTTTATTCAAGCATGGGCATGGTACGTCCGGATTGTTGGGTAGTTATTTTAGTTGGTTATTCGGTGTCCGCTTTATTGATTTATTTGGTATTCAGGTACCTAGGAAAATAATCCTAGGAAACTAATCCTAGGAAACTAATCCTAGGAAAATAATCCTAGGAAAATAATCCTAGGAAAATAATCCTAGGAAAATAACGAGGGGAGAGAACATGGGTAGACCATGCATTTACGGTGATGTTTACGGGTGCTATGCCCCTGATGCTGTAATGAATGAGCAGTCGATTGTTAGGCGTGCAGGAGAGCTTAATTGCCTTTATGTGCCTATCTTGACACTCTCAGATAGTAATTGTGTGACAGAACGTAGTTACAAGATTGACGCAGGCAAACTAAAGGAGATGGAGGCGTATTAGCATGTTTTACAAGGATGCCGACGCCATTATGCTAGGAAAACAACCTAAGCATTCACGCGGGGCTTACAACGTAAATCGCTCAACTGATGGCACTACTACCAGGGGCGCTAACTATAGCTACACTGCCATTTGCGCTGATACGTATTACGACGTGCAACACATGCTTAAGCTAAAGCTTAAACGGACTGAGCAGCTGCGAGATATGGGCTTTAAGCGTAACTTGCCCGATATGGTAAACGCCGCAAACAATGAGATTGACCTGCTTGGGCATTTGCTTGCAGTATGCGATGAGTGGTATGCAGACCGTACTAAACATTTGTCGAAAAGAACGGGAAAGGTAGGAAAGTAATGAGAGATTACTTAATAAGCCGCAATGCGGTTATAGATGAGCTTACGTTTCGCCTTAGCTTAAACGATAAGGCGCTGCATGAAGCTATGTCGCATGTACCAGATTACGTTAAGGCAGGTAGGTATGGCAATGTTGCCGAGGTTTGTACTGAAGCCATAGGTTTTGCATATACCCGTGGCGCCTATAAGCGGATGCTGCGAGTGGTAAAGTCTATGCCCGTAAAGGGTGAATGTGAAAGGGGTGATAGTGATGCGTAGCATTAAGCGGACTATTAGCTTGACGGCTTGCGTGGGTCAACGTCTCAACCCGGTGACGGGGCAGTTTATTGAGGTGTGTGAGGTGCTTGAGGGCATTTACACGCGAGAGCAGGCTCAAGCGCACTTAAGGCGCACGATGCACGATGATACTGTGGTGGTGTCTGCTGTTGAGCCTGACACGCACGTTTATGTTTTGTCCGGTTCTGATTTTATGAAGTATGCTGTTGAGCAGTAAGCTAGGAAAGGAAATGTACTGTGAGCATTTTTGATATCAAGAAGTCCCACGCTTGGAATTACTCTAACCCTGAGAAGCCGAATTTTTGCCGGTCCCTTACTGGCGTGGTAGTCGGTATTGATAACCCGCAGGCGTATGACTTCCAGAGCGGCAAGCCCCGTGTTTGGGACGATGGCACTCCGGTTCGCAATATTCGCATGTTTATCAAGCCGGTGGGCATTGACGGCGAGGTTTCCATCACGTTTAAGCCTAAGAGCGCTCTCTTTAACGCCATTGGCGAGAAGGTCGATTCTGTTGCTGACCTCGTTGGTCACAAGGTTGTTCTCTCTACCGAGGAGGGCACGTATGGGTTCGGCAACCCGCGCCCTTGGCATGTTGAGGTTGGCGCTACTGATTCCACTGTCAAGCTGCACAAGGTGCCTGTTATTGATTACGACACGATGAACCCCGTTACGGGCGCCACTAATTAAAGTGAGCTACTAGGCTCGGTTTAGTAGTATGGGACGGGGTTACGGCCCCGTCCCTTGCGTTAGGAGCTGGATATGTCACGAAAGCGCACAGCATTGCAGCAAGCGCAGCGCAGGGCACGCGCTAAAGTTCGCAGTCTTAAGGCACGTGGTGCTACCGCAGCTGAGATTGGGGCGACGCCTGTTCTTTCGTGGTCCGAGGTTCAGGCGCTTAGCCCAGCGCAGCGCGGCGGCTACTACCAGAAGCTTAAAAGCTTTAACCAAACACGCATGCATGTTCTTGAAAGTGGCGAGATTATCAAGGAATCTGTGCTTCTTAAGATTAAGCGTGATGCGAAGGAAATAAATCGGCGCGCTAGGGCTGAAATGAAGCGCATTGATGCGATTAAGGTTAATGCTAGTGCCCCTGGCGCGTCTAATATTTCGACAATTGCACAGCGACAAAAGGAATCCCGCATTACTGATGCGGGCGGTAAGGCGCACTACATCAGGGGCACTGTGTATGGTTCGCTTACGAGTATCCAAGTGTCCGAGGAGCCGGGGACGCGCCTGGCCGCTAATTATCGCGCTGAAGCTATGGCAAGGGCGGCAAAAATAACGTTTGACCGCCGTAGGGCAGCGTTGCGCGATAGTGTGTGCGACATGCTTGAGCGCATTGGAGACCCTAGCATGGCTAAGGTTATCCGTGATATGTCTGATGATGACTTTGATGTGCTTACACAGAGGACTATTTTTGTCGATACGCTTGCTGTGGCGTATTCGCCCGCAGCGGGGACGAAAGACGCGGGGCTTAGCCCTAAGGAGGCCGTTAGGAAAATTGAGGAGGAGGGGGACACGGTTAAACTTGATTACCGCGAGTATGTGAAGATTGTCCTAAGCGCACGCGAATAGGTGAAAGGGGGCGGGGCATGTGCGCATGGCTGTTGCTGACTTTGAGACAACCACGATTAAGAGTGATTGTCGAGTGTGGGCGTGGGCTGTGGCGCAAGTCGCAGATGACCCCGCCACGGTTTATGGCAATTCGATAGATACGTTTTTGTCCTATATCGCAACGAGTGGTAAGTGTCTGTATTGGTTTCATAACCTAGCATTCGATGGCAAGTTCATCGTAGATAGGCTGTTTCATCTTGGTTATACGTGGGCGCCTGAGAATCCTGATGCGGGTGAGTTTACAACGCTAGTAAGCGGCAAGGGCAAGTTTTACCAGCTGACGATTTGCTTTCACAACGGTACCAAGATTAACATTCAAGATTCGCTAAAGCTTTTCCCCATGAGTGTGCGCCGCCTTGCCGGGGCGTTTAAGCTTGATGAGGGCAAGGGAGACCTTGATTACACCGAGTATCGTGAGCAGGGCCACGAGATTACAGCTGAGGAAAAGGATTACATTCGTAGGGACGTTGAGATTGTGGCCGCTGCTATGGGCGTCAATGCCTCGCAGGGCCTAATCAACATGACCATTGGCTCTAACGCGTTTAAGTTCTTTAAAAAGCAAATGGGTAAGGAACGTTTTGAGCACCTATTTCCTGTGCTTGTTCCCGAGGTCGATGCGGATATTAGGCGTTCCTATCGTGGCGGTTTTACTTTTGTCAGCCCTAAGTTTGCTGGCGTGGACGTGTACGGCGGCATATCTGTTGATTACAACTCTATGTATCCATCGATGCTTATTTCCAAGCCCTACCCCGTGGGTGTGCCGCATATGTTTTATGGGCGCTATGAGAGCAGGTTTGCAGGGCGGGGTGGGGCGTACCCTGCATGGGATGATTCGCATGAGCTGTATGTGCAGCACTTGACCTGTTTGTTTCACGTGAAACAAGATGGAATACCTATGGTTCAGCTTCGCAATTCAGGTTTTTACGGGCAGCATGAGTATGTGCGCGACACGGTTGAGCCTGTTCAACTAACGCTAACTTGCGTAGACCTCGAATTGCTGTTTGAAAACTATGACGTTGACGTGCTTTCTTGGGATGGCGGCTATTGGTTTCAGACGCTTAAGGGGTCTGAGATTTTCGGGCCATATGTTGATTATTGGGGCACGATTAAGCGCGAGAGCAAGGGCGGCATGAGGCAGCTTGCCAAGCTTATGCTTAACAATATCTACGGCAAGTTTGCAACCAACCCTGACGTTACGCCCAAGGTTCCCATGATGGGTGATGACGGGGTTGTTAAGTGGGTGCTAGGAGAGCACGAGGAACGAGACGGTATCTATATCCCCGTAGGCACGTTTACCACGGCTTACGCTAGGCAAACGTTGATAAGGGCTATTCATGCCAACCTGGATAGGTTTATCTATTGCGACACTGATTCAATGCACCTTGCCGGGACGGATGACCCTGTAGGCATTCCGCTGCATGACACTAACCTATGCGCCTGGAAAGTCGAGGGCACGTTTACGCACGCTAGGCATCTACGTGCTAAGTGCTACATATGGGATTTGAACGGGGAGGTATCCGTCACGTGCGCGGGCATGCCGGATAACGTTAAGGCGCTTTGCAACTTTGACAACTTCCACTATGGCCTATCCAACATTGACCCTGTTACGGGTAAGGTGATGGATGGAGCAGGCAAGCTTACCCCTGTTGCTGTCCCTGGCGGCGTTGTGCTTGAGCCAAGAGCATATGAGTTGCACCCGTGATACAATGCTCCATGGCAGGTGCTAGTTTAGGCGCTAGTGGATTGATGCAGGGAAACGCAACGCTGACCGGCGCCCTGCGAGGGGGCACCCTATCCCAGTGCTGCTAGATAGCTTGCCAAACTTTGCTTTAGGCCCGCTACGGTTATACTGTTAGCGGGCCATTTTAATGTCGAAAGGAGCACTTATGGCTGAACCTAATGATAATAAGGAGCCTAACAAGGAGCCGGGCGGCGAGCCTAACAAGGAGCCTAACAAGGAGCCGGGCGGAGAGCCGAATCAGGAGCCCGATACGGCGGGCCTTATGAGTTCGCTTGCTGCCCTGATGACTGAGGTTGCTTCGCTTAAGGAGGCAGTTGCCGCGCTTGCCAACGCGGGAGCAGTGAACGATTCTGTGGCAGCTGACAATGGGGACGATGAGTACCCAGAGATTGACCTTGACGAGATTAACCGGATGATGGGAGCTTAAACATGGCAGAGATTAAGAATGGCATTCTGCACGCCACGAATGCCGAGATTTTCAACACGATTCGTAACTATGCACCGTCCGATTATCAGTCGCGCATTCCTGCTGTTACGCAGGCTACTATCGGCGATGCTATTTCCGCGCTCAATGACTATACGCCTGATTGGAATGTTTTCTATAACATTCTGCTCAACCGAATTGCCACTACGCTTGTGCGGCAGAAGTCTTTTACGAACCCGCTCGCGCAGTTTAAGCGTTCCTCGATTAAGTACGGCACGCAGATTCAGGAAATGCAGGTTAACCTTCTCCGTGCCAAGTCCTATGACAAGAATGCAACGAATATCTATGGGCTTGAGGGGCGCGAGCCTGATATTCATGTCAAGTACCACACCATGAATCGCCGCGATAAGTACGAGATTACCCTTCCCATGGAGCAGGTGCTCTCTGGCGCGTTCGATGGTTCCGAGGATTTGGCGGCACTGCTCAACTCTTGCCTTGCGCAGCCGATGAACTCTGATCAGAACGACGAGTTCCTGCTTATGCTTAACCTGTTTAAGCATTATCAGGATTTTACGGGCTTCTACAACGTGCAGATTGACCCGATTACGGACGCGGATTCCGCACGAAAGCTTGTAAAGGCCGTTCGTGTGATGAATACCAATCTGCGCTATTACTCCACTGACTACAGTGCCGAGGGCCGCAACGCCGGACTGTCTACGCTCTCCGATTCCACCATGCTGCTTATTGACGCTAACGCCGATGCTACGCTTACCGTTGATATGCTTGCTTACATGTTCAACGCAGAGAACGGCAAGCTTATCGCAGACCGTATTATTCGCGTGCCTAAGCTCCCCGTTGCGGGCGCCTCTGCGTTCCTCGTTGATAAGGATTTCCTGCTCTGTGCGGACAATATCCCCGCGCTTACGCTTACCGCGCCTATCAACCCGCAGAACATGACGCAGCCTGTCGTTATGCACCATTGGGAGACGCTCTCCTATTCGCTGTTCACCAACGCTATTATGTTCTCCACTATGCCTGACACTGACGTTACCCGACTTGAGAGCACCGTCACGGGCGTTACGCTTACCGATGCCGAGGGCCGCGATTCTGGCACCGTTATGCCCACGCTGGATACCCGCACGGGCTATGCGTCTACCCCGGCTGTTAAGCTTCTTGCCACGGTTACGGGCAACAATTCGCCCTCGCAGGCTGTGCGCTATGAGCTTCGTGCGTTCAATGGCCGTGGGCGCGGCATTGCTCTGCCCGCCAATTGCTACGTTGATTCCACGGGCACGCTCCACACGGGCGCGGCAAAGGCTGGCACGGTTATTAAGGTGACGGCCACGTCTATTCAGAACGAGCAGTTCTCCGCTACCTATACGGCCACTGTCGAGGGCGTTAAGGCTACTACGGGGCTTACTTCTACCCCCGCAGCCATTACGGTTAAGGTTGGGGAGAGCGCTAAGGCCACTGTTGCCGCCACGCCGCAGGATGCCACGGACGCCGGATTTACCGTTGCTGTTGTGGATGGCGCTGAGAACGTGGGCGTGAGCGTTGACCGCGTTCACGGCACCTATACCGTCACGGGCGTTAAGGAGGGCGCGGCAACGCTAGTTCTGTCTGCCACGGGCGCGGGTGACACGCCTGTTACCAAGACGGTTGCAGTTACGGTTAACCCCAAGGCGTAAAGCTTAGGGCATAGCCTATAATGGCTGCTAGGGTTACTGGCCCTAGCAGCCTTTTTCTTTAGGAGCAGATATGGCAGATAGAGAGATTAGAGCGCAGGACGCTTCGCAGGTGCTTACGTCCTCGATTTGGCCAACTGGGACGCACGTTCGCTTGCTTGATGTTCCGTGGGATTCCGCCTACCGTGACGTTGTTGCCTGGAGTTCCGCAGAGGAGCGCGATAAGTGGTTTGCATCCCGCGCTGGGTCATGGTTTAGTTCTAACTTCCAAAACTTGCGCCCCGGTGAGCCGATTAGCGTCCCTGTGCCATATTCGAGCGTCTACAAGTACAACTATATTGTCGTGACCAACCCGCAGCAGCCCGTGGACGATGAAGGCCCCGAGCGCTCTTACTTCTATTTCATTACGAGTGTTCAGTATCTTAGCCCGCAGGCCACGCGCCTTACCCTACAGTTGGACGTTATGACCACCTATGCAGGCGCCATTACCTATGGCAATGCCTATGTTGACCGTGGGCACATTGCTATGGCTAACAGCAATGCCCGCGCTAAGGATGGTTGGGCGCTCAACAAGTATTTATCGCTTCCCGAGGGGCTGGACATTGGTAGTGAGTATGTGCCATGCGCTCGCGAGGTAATTACAATTAACTCTACTGAGCACCCGCCTAAGATTATTTTCATCTCCACAGCTAACCTTGCCGCCGACCCGGGCACCACAGCTAACCCCTCGCTTAACGTTGCTGATGGGCAGTTCGTTGACGGCCTTCCTAGCGGCTGTAATGTCTATTGGGTGGCGCTCGACAAGTTCCGTGATGTCATGAAGGCCATGAAGGATAAGAGTTGGGCCGCACAGTGCATCGTGGCTATCTACGCATTTCCCGGCGCGCTACTGACGGACGGCCCCTCCGTTAAGCTGTTCGGCAATGGCCCTGAGATGCATTTCATCGGCACTACAGCGAATTACGAGATTGGCGATAAGCCCTATTGGGAGACTAAGAACATGTTTTCCCAGCTTGCCGAGGGACTTAGGCCCGCGCTTGCCGAGGACGTGAACAAGCTTTACTGCTACCCATATTCGGTTATTGAGCTGAGTACGCTTACGGGAAACCCCGTGTTCCTCAAGCCTAATTTGGTTAATGGTGACCACCTCGTAATTCAGTGGATGGGTTGTTGCCTGGCCCCGTTCGCTAAGGCGGGTTTCTTTGCTGAGAACTACGGAGACCCCGAGGGGCGCATGGGCGGCTATTCCTACACATACACTGATTTTGAGGGCAAGACTAAGACTGGCTCAATCGCGGGCGGTGACTTTCTCGACACGTGCGTTTGGCTTACTGACTTCCCGCAATTCTCGTTTGTCAACAATGCTTATCTGACCTACCTGGCGAGCACCACGCACACCCGCGCATACCAGTATTCGAGCGCGGGTTGGCAGCTCGATAGGGCTAACATGCTTGCATCAACGGGGCTGCAAAACGCTACAATCGGCGCAAATGCTGCGTGGGATTCCACCTACCAGCAAGTTCAGGCAGGTGTGCAGAATGCTAACCGAAATTGGTTTAGCGGTTTTGCAAACACGGCGTCAACGGCTTTGGGCGGGGCCGCAAGCGGGGCCGTGGGTGGCGTACCCGGCGGGGTAGTTGGCATGAGCGCTGGCGCCATAATGGGTGGCGTTGGCGGCATTGCTAGTGCTATTAGCGGCGCTGTGGCGAATGACAATAGCCTGGAGAATGCCAAGGCAAACCTAACGGCTATGTCAAATGTTGCTGACATTAATAGGAATGCCGCGCAAAGGCAGGCTGGCAACGATTACAACACGGCACTGCGCTCTAACCAAGGCGATTACCAGAATGCTATTGCAGGCATTAACGCCACGGTGCAAGACGCCGCGCTTACCCCTCCTTCTACCGTGGGGCAGTCTGGCGGGCAAGGCTTTAACTGGAAAAACGGCCTTGTGTGTATCACGGTGACGTATAAGACGCTTTCGGGCGCGTCCCTTAGCGCGGTGGCCGATTACTTTAGGCGCTACGGCTATTCTGTGCGTAGGTTCCTTTCGTTGGGCAGCGTGCGGCATATGCTTTGCATGAGCAAGTTTGCGTATTGGCGGGCTATGGGCGCTTCTCTTACGTGCGCGGCTGCTAACGAGAGCGAGCGCGAGACGATGCGTGGGATTATTGAGAAGGGTGTTACGCTTTGGGACGCGCCTGAATCTATTGGCAACACGGCGGCAACTGACAACACCGCCCGAGATGGATACAGCTATTAGAGAGGAGTGAACATGGGTAGACGGCCTGACATGGACGGGTTTATCCCACCTGATGTTGCAATGTTCGGCAACCGATTTACGCGTAAGTGGCAACAGAGCGTAAAGACCTATCGAACCTATGCTATGTGGTGGCGCCTGTTTTACACGGCGGCTACGACCTGCTTTAAGTGGGAGGGCATGCCCAAGGAGATTGATACGAGGTTCCTTGAGCGAATCTTGTTCCTGAGCGGCAGTGCTGCGATTACCAAGCGGGCGCCCAAGTCTGAGAAGCTCCCGCTTTGGGTGGCGGCGCGATTCTCGCAGCAAGGCAACCCCGACATTTACAACAACCCCAACACCATTCGTATGCAGTTCCCGAACGGCGCGCCCGACCTCAAGCGACACCTTAACGTTTGGGTCCGTACCACGGGCAACCAGTACGGCAGCACGGCTAAGATTATGGATGCTGATGCAGTAGCCATTTGGGACAACCTGCAGAGGATGCCGCTTTATAACGAGATTGACCTTATTTGCGCCCGCCTTGCCGAGTTCGACCTTACTATCGACCAAAACATGCGAGCCATGCGTGTGCCCTATATCATCAACGTTGCCGAGGAGGGCAAGAAAAACGCTGAGGTGATGTTCAATAAGGTCGATGCGGGCGAACCAGCACTCTATCTTAGCCCGCTTTCGAGTGGTGTTGTGAGCTTGCAGGTTTTCAACAGTGGCGTTGATTACAATGTTGATAAGATGCTCAACGATGAGCTTAAGCTTGTATCGCATGCTTACACGCTTCTTGGCATTGATAACAACGCAGCCGCTGAGAAGAAGGAGCGCGTTCAGACCGCTGAGACGCTTGCTAACAATGAGCAGTTTATGGTACAGCGGCAGTCGCGCTATCTTGCACGAGTTCAGGCGGCTGACCGTGCGCGCGAGCTGTTCGGGCTTGACCTCAAGCCTATGTGGAGTGTCCCACACGTTCCGATGCAGGCCGAGGGCGATTCTGTGAGCCTTTTGCAGGGCGAGGGCTTGCGCCCATACAACATGAGGACGGCTGCTAACCTTTCGTTGGGCGGCAACACTACGGGTGAGGTGAGCGGCAGTGCTAACACTATCTGACAATGACTGGACGCGCGATTATGAAGCGATTCTGACGCTTCGGGACATTCACGAGGCTTACGGGCTTGATTTGGGGCTGCGTGACTATCCTATTTTTGACGAGGCTTATAGAAACACGCTCAACCAGCGAATCTACGACCACTTTGCGTATCGTAGAATTGCAGCTGATACGCCACAGCTGTTCGTGTTCTACCTCAATCGTATGATGCGCGAGCAGATGCCCGCGTACAACGCAATTTACAAGGCAGTGCTCGATAAGTCGTTCGACCCGTTCGACACTACCGTCACGGATACAGGCGGGCATACCAAGGGCAAGAGCGATTCGACCTCGAATACCACGCAGCACTCAAGCGGCAAAACCACGGGCGATTCAAATTCGACTTCGACCTCGATTCTGTCTGACACGCCCGCAACGTTTATGAACGACCCTACTGAGCCTAGATACATGAGCCAACTCACACAAACTAAGGGCACGAGCGGAAACACGGGAACAAGCGACAATAGCGCAACGGACGATAACACGAGCGCAACGAACAGCCTTTCTGATTACGTCAACCACCTTAAGTCGCGTTCGGGCTACTTTGGTAGCAACGTTACGAATATGCTTACAAACGGTTTTATGAACACGGATTTGATGGTGTGCGATATGCTTGAGCCGTGTTTCATGCAAATTTGGACGGACGAACCCTATTAAGGAGGGCTTATGGCAATTAACCAGACTGGCAACAGCGCAACCACGCAATATGACACGTGGGTACCCCAGATGCCCGGATATTCCGATTTTAAGAGCAAGCAGTTTGAGTGCATGCGCACGCCCCAGCAACAGATTTGGTGGCTTTACGCGCGTATATGCGAACTGCCGGGCATGGAAGACTATAACGATATCATTAATAGGCTGGACAAACTTGTGTGCGAGGTGAGCAAGCTTTGGGCCGCTCTTGAGGGCTTGCTACGCCGCATGGGCGAGCTTGAGCAGAAGTTTGATGCCCTCGCGCAAAATGGCATGGACTATGACGTTACCAAGGGCTGCTATGCCCCCACCATGCCCGCGCAGCGCAGAATGTGGCAGGCCCAGATGTTTGAGGGCATGAGCGTTGAGGACTTCTCGCAATTCACCGTAACCCAGTCGAGCAACATGAACGTCCGCCATATTGCTGTGAATGGACGTACGAAATACATGGGCGTGGGCGATGCCAAGCCGGGCATTCCGTGGCAAGAGGGCTGGACTGAGCCTAACTTTACACCGGATGCCTACGTGCGCAAGGACGAGCTTACGCTTATTGACACGGACAACCTTGCAGACCATACCATTATGGGCGTGCTCAAGGAGGTTGCCGACACACGTTGCCCCAAGCCCGCACCGTATCTGCGCCCGGCCACGCCCACAGACCTCAGGTATCTGATGGTGCGTTGTGACGATGTAATTTGCACAACTGACAACGACGTACAAAGGCGTATATGATGGCGGCTCTTCGGACGCTATTACGCTTGAAGAAATAGGTGAATAAGCCTAGCGTACGCTATACTTTTCTTGCGGCACGCCTAGCGCTTAATCCGCCACGGCCGTCTAAGGCGCGAATCCTGCCGCAATGCTAAGATTGACCCGTACCCACACGTGGGGTGCGGGTCATTTTCATAAGGAGGCACCATGAGATACACGGACAATTATCATTTCGACCTTTACGAGCCTGATGATAATGCCAACCTGATGGACGGCTACAATCACACCATTTCGAGCATTGACGGTGTTTTGCAGCAGTTTTCTGCGCTGATTCAGACGCAGGGCAACGCAATCAAGGCTTACGACACGCGAATCACAGCGCTTGAGACGGCGTGCACGGACGTCGAGGAGCGCATTGCCGCGCTTGAGGCCAAGCACCAGTAGGGAGGGCATATGGCAGACAGACCTACCACCCCGCATTACGGCATTGCCAAGTATGGCCCGCGGGGCACCGCCGACCCGATGGACGTCTATACCGTCTATAACGAGGCCATGGAGACAATCGACAAGATTCTCTTTGACCTGCAGCAGCAAATTGCCAAAAACAAGCAGGCAATTATCGACCTTGACGCCAAAGTTGAGCGGTACAACACAGCGCTTAACAAGCGCATTGACGAGCTTACAACCAAAGTTGAGCAGTACAACACGGCGCTTAACAAGCGCATTGACGAGCTTAAAACCAAAGTTGAGCAGTACAACACGGCGCTTAACAAGCGCATTGACGAGCTTAACACCAAAGTTGAGCAGTACCACGGGGAGTTTAATCAGTTTAAGGCTACCACCGAGAACAAGTTTACGCAGGTTGATAAGCACTTTACGCAGCTCGACGGCAAAACGGACAATATTTGGACCGCCATTACCAACATTCTCAACAAGATTCAGGGCGGCGGCACGGCAAACAAGGACACGGGCGTTATCAGTTGGGGAGACACCACGGGCAAGCTCGCCATTGGTACCATTAACCTTAACAGTGGTAGCGGCTACATTCGCACGCACGAGGGCACGCTCGATAACGACCTCAAGGCGGTGTAACAATGGCTGAGCTTGTGCAAGAGCTTTCCGTTCCCGTTAGAGAGGACGCGGGCGGCGATTACAGGAACCCCACAAGCTTTGGCCTTCCGGGCTACGGCACGGGCCATGCTAAATATTGTCACACGAACTATACGATTGGCATCCATGTCTACGAAGATTTGAGCGTGCAAACCCGCATTAACGGTTCGTTTACGTGCAACGTGCTCAAGGCCGACTACCCAGTTGCATTTGTACTTAACCCGTCTGACTTCCGATTCACGCTGAGCGGTAGTAACCTGACGTACCCGAGCACGGCAACGCTAATGGGCAGCACAATCATTAACGTTGATCCAGGCGGCAGCGGCACAGGAGAGACGGCAGATTTTGTCTGGAACCTTGATAGCGGCTGGAAAAACGTTGGGCACCTTTGGGATTTTGGCGCGTCTGACACGGGCCTAGACGGCTATCTTTGGGTTGGCGGCACTGGCACATATACAGTCACCGACCCCGTGTACCCCGTGCCCGTGCGCATTACCGTACCAGGTTTCCTTAAATACCTAGGCTATTACCCGTGGGCGCGGTATGGTGATGGCAAGTACAAGAGTTGCAACCGTGCCGGCGGCTCTCTTATGCAGGTTCGCGCCGGCGCTTACGCGGACGTTCGCAATTCAGAGCGTGACCATAGCGTGGATAGGGCCTTCTATTACACGGGCGGAAAATGGAACAGTTGTTTGGAGATTGGAGCAAAGTAATGATTGAACTGAGCGAGCCACAGGCATGGTCGCTTGCCATTGGCGGCGCGGTAATGATTATTGACGTGGTGAGCGGACTTGTTAAGGCGTTCGCCAACAAGTGCTACGATTCGTCAAAGATGCGGGTTGGGCTTGTACACAAGTTCACTGAGCTTGTTATCGTGGCGCTCGCGTTTGTGCTCCAACTTGCATGCGAGCATATCGCAGGACTTCCGTTCAGTGGCGTTACCGTTGTGCTTACCTGCACATACATTATTATCATGGAGGTTGGCAGCATTATGGAGAACCTTATTACCGCCTACCCCGAGCTTGCTGACACCCCGCTCGCTAAGCTTTTTGCCGAGCACAGAGAGGATGAGCAGTAATGGGTTTTAACATTGAAAAGTACCACATCCGCAACAACACCGTTTCCCGCACTGACACGGTTAAGTTCATCGTGGTTCACTACGTGGGTGATGGCAACTCTAGCGCTGGCTCTGCCCGCCGAAATTGCGTATATTTTGACGGTGGATACCGTGGCGCTTCGGCACATTATTTCATCGATGACGAGTACATCTATGAGGCGGCTGACCCCAGAACCCGCGCAACGTGGCACTGTGGCGATGGGCACGGCAAGTACGGCATCACTAACCAGAACAGCATTGGCATTGAGGTTTGCAACAACGGTGGCCCCTACACTGACGCAGAGATTGCCCGCCTTGCGTGGCTTGTTCAGAAGCTTATGAATGATTTTGGCGTCCCAGCTTCGCATGTTGTGCGCCACTACGATGCGTCCCGCAAGGAATGCCCGCTCTACTACGTAGAGAACCCGAGCGCTTGGGCTAAGCTGCAAGCGCAGATTACTGGCAGCGCCGCGCTTGATGGCGGCAGCACGTCTAGCAACGCGCTTGCCATTGACGGCTATTGGGGCAAGGATACGACCCTTGCTCTACAGAAGTACTTTGGCACGCCGCAGGACGGTATCGTATCCTCGCAGTGCGAGGGGTGGCGAGGCATTAACCCTGGCCTTACGAGCGGTTGGGAATGGGTTACGAATGCTGGATGCGGCTCGCAGCTTATGTGCAAGATTCAAGCCGCACTTGGTGTAACCGTGGATGGTCTGTTCGGTCGAAACACAGCCAACGCCCTTATCGCGCGATATGCGAATGAGACTGGCTGCATTCAGGATGGCAAGCTCGACGCTGAAAGCCCGACCATTAAGGCAATGCAGGAGCACCTCAACGCGGGCACCTTCTAAGTCTGCTATACTAACGAGTGGGCCTACGTTGCCCCTTTCCCCTTTCAGGCCCCTCACGTGGTGCAACCCACGTGGGGGGCCACGCTTTTAGGAGCTGGAATGGCTTTTACCGATAACCAGAAAATGTTTGCCTACTACGTAATAGCGGCAGTCGAATCAGATTTTGATTATGGGTGCTGCAATACGGCAGACGCGATTACCGTAGGCATTGCGCAATGGTGGGGCTACCACGCCAAGCGCCTTATGAAAAAGATGCAGACAGAAGCCCCAGACGCGTTCGCGCTACTGAGCAAGAACAACCAGAGCATGATTGATAAAATGAGCGATGACGATTGGACGCGATATTTTCTCACGACAACGGACGTAGCAGGATGGCAGGCCGCAGCCAAGCTCGACAGTTGCAAGAAGTGCCAAGACGAGCTGTTTATCGCTGACGCCTTCGGGCCTGACGCTATGAGCAACGGGGACGCAAACTATACCGTAGCGCTCGCACAGTGGGGCGTAAGCGACTCTGACGTTAAAACATGGATTTATTGGATGAGCATTTACCACCAGACCCCGGCAAGATGCTTGCGAGGGCTGCAGTCCATCGGACAGTCGGACATAGATTCAATCTTTAAATGGACACAATCTGACGCGGTGCTCTCGCTCTATTACAACCGTGAAAAAGAGGTGTATGACCTGCTCAACGATTGGGATGGCGAGAGCGCGCCGCCCGACTTTGGGCAAGTAATTGACACCCCGAGCATTGGAGACCCCGGCGGCGCCATTGAAGGCTCAAGTCTGCAAGACCAAATAAGTTATATTGAATGCGCAGGGAATGACCTTATTATCCACGGTAAGGCTGTGAGAACTAACAAGCTGCTATGTCACAATACGGGGCGCGGCATTTGGCTACCATGGAGCGGCACCAACGTACCAAACCCGGGCGGCGGCTCTACCGCTAAGGGTGACACACCAGCAGCAAGCCCTGATGACCCCGCAGACTTTCCCGCCATGCGGCAACTGTGGTATGACAACGAAAACAAGTGGCAGTATTCACAGGGCGCAGGCAGGCTTGACCCGCCCTCAAGCGGCTATAGCGACTGTGGCGGATGCATCTATTGGGCTGCGAATGCTGCTACCAACAACAAGTACAGCTGGATTGGTTCGTGGACGATGGCCATGCGAGATAACATGCCCCATGTGTACGAGACCACAGACGGGTACATACCACTAGACGTGTTGCGCCCAGGTGACGTGATAATTCTGGACTACAATGACGATGGCAGAACAGACCACGTAGATTGGTACTTTGGCAATGGAGTTGTATGGGGCGCTGGAAACGCACCGCTACCGCACAAAATGGGCGATGACGTGACAACGCTCTATCAGAACTATTGGACGAAAGTTTCTAGACTTTGGGTATGTAGATTCCTCGACTAAGGTGATATAATATGGCTATCCCCAAGAAATACCGATATGACCCCAGCGCAGTAATGGGCAGCGGTTGCGCTATTAACGTAGTAACAGGCGCCCGTTCCTTTGGCAAAACCTACGGATGGAAAAAGGCGTGCATACGCGATTACCTCAAGACAGGCCGCACGTGGGGATACCTAAGAACCTTTGACCAAGAAATTAAGGACATTGTGTCGGACGGCCCAGAGGCCTTCTTCTCCGACATTATGCGCAATGACGAGTTCCCAGGATACAAATTCCGCTGCATGGGCCGCACGATGCAGATTGGCAAGATTGGCGAGGACGGAGACGTTGATAAGTGGGAAACCATGGGGCAACTCCTCGCACTGACAAAGGCACAGAGCTATAAGGGCAAGAGCGTTGCAAACATGCATTATGTTGTGTTCGATGAGTTCATCCGAGAGACGCGAATCCCGCCTTATCCAAAGAATTGCGTAGAACAGCTACTTAACCTATGGGAAACGCTTGACAGGCGAGAAGACAGAGTAACCATTGTCATGCTCGCAAACGCCGCAGACGTGGTTAACCCGTATTTTGTAGCGTGGAAAATTACCCCACCGCCCGTGGGGCACACAAAGAGGGTTGCGGTAGGCAGAGCGCAGATATTCGTACAAAACTGTTGGAGCAAGGCGTTTGAGCAAGCAGCCGATAGAAGCAATATCGGCATGCTAACTGCAGGCAGCGCATACGCCGCATACGCACAGATGAACCAGTTCCGAAACGATGATAAGACGTTCATTAAGAAGCGGCCAAAGAGAGCGGCGCCAACGCAAAACATTAAGTGGGGGCACAGCACATTCAGTCTGTGGGCTTCGATTGATGATGGCAATATCTACGTATGCGAGGGAGAAGCGATAGGCAAAAGCACGTATGCGCTTATGCGTGAGGATGCAGAACCCGACATACCGATGATTGAGCGAAACGAACCGTTGCTTAAGGCGTGGGGCAGATATTTCAGGCAGGGACGAATGCTATTTGAGAGCGTGAAAGTAAGGGAGAAGTTTTGTGAGGTTCTTGCGCTGTGCGGGGTGAGATAGGCGGGCTGATAGGCGGATGATAGGCGGGCTGATAGGCGGGCTGATAGGATGACGCAAGAA